TCCATAATTGAAGTATAGAATTAAATAGAGATGTAAACAAGACTCGGCAAATGAAAAGCGCCCATACAAATCATTTTATATGATTTGATGGGCTTTTTTTATTTGGTGCAGACAGTTTCCTTGCTAGACTGTCTTCACGAGGTAAAAAGCATGGATTATAAGACTAAGAGATGGAAAAAGAAAAGAGAATCAATTCTTAGAAAAGATGGATATCTTTGTCAGATCTCAAAGCGATATGGCAGAAGAGTAGAAGCAGAAGTTGTGCATCACATCTATCCAGCAGATGAATATCCGGAATATCGGTTCTGCGACTGGAATCTAATTAGTGTAAGCGTAGGCGAGCACAATAAGTTGGAGAACAGAAGTACTGGTGCATTGACTGAGCTTGGTGAAGAATTGAAAAGACATACGATTCCAGGAGTTGATTGGAGAAAGAAGAAAAAAGATTATGCAATCTAATGATGAACTATGTAGGCTGATACGAATCTATTTGCTCTATTTGATTGGAGCTTATGATAAACGTGATGTGGCCAAAGAGTTGGGTGTGGATTTGGATAAGATAGCCTCAAAAAGATTGCTCTGAAAGAGATCCCCCCACCTAAATTTTTTTGACATGAAAATTGGTTCCCTGGGGGAGTATCCATCTTTCCAACTCTGAGCAATTTTTGAAAAAAGGGGGTGATGGCCAAAATGAACAGAGCAACTGTCAGCAGAAAAACGAATCGAATTTTTAAAGAAACAGTTTTATATATGCAAGAAATCGGAACTTACAAGAAAGAGTTCGATGTAACGATTCGCAGGTATGCAGAGATGCGATTTCAGTACGATTTGTTGTATCAAAAGTGGTTCGAAGAGGGGTGCAAAGTGACAGAGACTTTTAGAAATAAATCCGGAAATGAGAATATTCGTAAGACTGCAGAATATTTGGCCATCGAAGCTCTTCAAAAGAATCTTCTTACAATCGAAACAACTTTAGGATTAACTCCAAAAGGATTAAAAGCAATTAAATCAAACGGACTTGAATCCGCAAAACAAAGTAGATTGGCGCAGGTGTTAAGTAGTGTATAATGGAAAGTATTTTTCAGAAATACAGAAATATTGCGACGATTGTAAGAGTGGAAAAATCAAAGCCAATATTTATCGTATAAAAGCAATTGATAGATTTTATAGAGATTTGGAAGATGAAAGATATGAATTCAATCCAAAGGATGCAGACTTCATTATTTCGATTATTCAAAAAACAATTTGCCACATGCAAGGCGAAAAACAAGACGGAGAACCTTTACGAGGTACTCCTTTTATTTTGATGCCTTTTCATAAATTCATTATCTACAACCTGTTTGGAATCTATCGAAAAGGAACAAAGATAAAGAAATATCATGAGGCTTTAATATTTATTCCTAGAAAAAATGTTAAAACATCATTTTCCGCAGCATTAGCGTATGCGGTTGGATTACTTTATCGAAAGTCCGGATCAAAGATTTATGTTGTGGCTGCAGCCTTAAAGCAAACATTGGAAACATTCAATTTTCTGAAATACAACGTAAGAAACATGGGAGAATCGGATGAGGATGGCGGTTTGTTTCATATTATCGACAACAACAACGAACATTCTATAAAAGCTGAAATGTCTGATGGAATGTTCGAATTAAATGCGTTGGCCACAAATCCAGATGCGCAAGATTCATTTAACTGTAACTTTGCGATTGCAGATGAGGTTCACGCATTTAAAAAGCCGAAACAATACAATTTGTTTAAAGAAGCCATGAAGGCTTACGCGAACAAATTAATGATTGGTATTTCAACTGCAGGAGATGATCCAAACAGTTTTTTGGCGCAAAGAGTTCGATATTGTAAAAAAATTTTAGATGGCGAAGTAGACGATGAGCAATACTTCGTTTTTATTTGCGAAGCCGATCTAACGGAAAATGAGGAAGGCGCAAAGTTTTTGGATTACATGAATCCAGATGTTCAGGCGATGGCCAATCCTGGTATTGGCCAATCTGTTCGTGCCGAAGATTTAATGAACGATGCGATCCAGGCGCAGAACGACCCTCAACAAAGAAAAGATTTCTTCGCGAAATCATTGAATGTTTTTACAAATCAAATTGATACATATTTTGATATGAATGTCGTGAAGACATCCGATGCCAAGTATAATTGGACGATTGATGAGTTGGCTAAACTTCCTATCAAATGGTATGGCGGTGCAGATTTATCCAAACTGCACGATTTAACCGGAGTTTGTATTTATGGCCGATATAAAGGAGTGGATATTTGCATCAGTCATGCGTTTATTCCACGAAGTACGGCATATCAGAAATCGGATGAAGATAATATTCCGGTATTCTGGTGGGAAGAAGAAGGATGGCTAACATGTTGTAACTCGAACGTTATTGAATATGAAGATGTAATTCAATGGTTCATAAAAGTTCGAGACAGAGGTTTTAGAATTCGATGGATTGGATACGACAGAAGGTATTCGCGTGAATTCATTTTAAAAATGAAAAAAGCCGGTTTTAAAATTCGCGATCAGAAACAGCTTTATGTTGAGAAAACGGAAGCTTTTCGTGAAATCGAGAAGAAGTTCAACCTTCAAGAATTTTATTACGTGCATAATCTTGCGTATGAGTATTGCGTTGGTAATGTCAAAGCTACAGAAGACAGTGATGATTTTGTTCGATTCCAAAAAGTAATGCCAAACCAACGTATAGATTTATTTGATTGCTCAGTTATTGCTTGTAAACAATTATTGATTGCAGAAGAAAAGAATTCGTCTGCTTCGATGTTTTTAGATTAGGAGGCTTATTTTGTCAAGGAGAAACAAAAAGAAGAATATTAGACCGGATCCACAGAAAAGGTCGAATTATGCAGCTGTAATGCCAGTAAATTGGGAATCTTTATTGTCAGCAGGTTATACACCGTTATCACAGAATCCTGAAATTATTAGTGCAGTTAATAAGATTGCAAATCTAATTGGAAGTATGACAATCCATTTAATGGAGAATTCTAAGAATGGTGATCAAAGGATTAGTAATGCGTTATCCAACTTAGTAGATATTCATCCAAACAAATACATGACAAGAATGACATGGATGTCTTCTATCGTTCGTTCTTTATTATTGGAAGGCGACGGAAACTGTGTTCTGTATCCAAGAACAGTATCTGGATTGATTGAAGGTATCTACCCTTTGAATCCTGGAAGTGTTTCATTCGTTCCAAATGGCGATTTTGGATATTCCATTCTTTATAACGGAAAGGAATATTTTCCGGAAGATTTAATTCATATCGTAATTAATCCGGATCCAAACTATCCGTGGAAAGGTGTGGGATACCGTAAATCTTTGCGAAGTGTGGCCGAAACTTTGGATCAAGCGAACGTCACTAAGAAAGGCTTCATGGAATCGAAATGGCAGCCATCATTGATTGTTAAAGTTGATGGAATGGTTGATGAGTTTTCTAATTCAGACGGAAGACAAAAGCTGTTGGATAAATATATTAAATCGAATCAGACAGGAGAGCCTTGGCTAATTCCTGCAGATGGTTTTGATGTGGTTACAGTAAAGCCGTTATCATTGAATGATTTGGCCATCAAAGATTCGGTAGAAATGGACAAGAAGACAGTTGCTTCCATTTTAGATGTTCCAACATTCGTACTAGGTGCAGGAGAATTCAATAAGGATGAATGGAACAACTGGATCAACACAAGAATTAAAGGAATTTGTGAGTGCATCCAACAGGCACTTACACGAAGTTTACTTATCAAGCCTGAATGGTATTTTAGGTTCAATTATAGGTCGCTTTATGCCTATGACATACAGACACTCTCGACGGTGGGATGCGATTTGTATACACGAGGAATCGTGACAGGTAATGAAGTCAGAGATTCACTAGGATATTCTCCGATGGATGGATTAGATGAATTGATCATACTTGAAAACTATATTCCACAAGGAATGATAGGAGACCAGAAAAAATTGGAAAAAGGTGGTGAGAATAATGGATAAAAAATATCAGATGAGAAGTTCTTTATCTAAATTCAAAACTAGAGATGCAGATGGGAAAAAGTATATCAGTGGATACTTCGCGGTATTCAATTCCAATTACCAGTTATGGGATGGAGCTACTGAAAGTGTGGATCCACATGCTTTTGATGGAGCACTGGATAGTGATATCCGTTGTTTGATTGACCATGATACACGTTTGGTTTTAGGGCGCACCAAATCAGGAACATTAACTTTAAGAGTTGATGACAAAGGTTTATGGGGCGAAGTTGAAATCAATGAATCAGACCAGGATGCGATGAATCTATATGCTCGTGTGCAACGTGGCGATGTGGATCAATGTAGTTTTGGCTTTGAGATTACTTCAGAAGAATATTCAGAAAATGGAAACGAAGTTCATTGGACGATTAAATCCGTGAATCTGTATGAAGTATCTGTAGTTACTTTTCCTGCATACGAAGATACACAGGTATCTGCGCGTAAAAAGGAATTTAACACAATCCGTTCTAGAAAATTAGAACAAAGAAAAAAAGAAATGCTAAAGAGATTGAAGGGAGAATAAGCATGTTAAAAGTTTTAATGTTGCGTAAAAAATTAGATACGCAGAAAAAGAATCTTGAGAAATTAAGAAAAAAAGAATCTGATTTTGAAAAGCGCACGAAAGAATTAGAAGTTGCTATTTCTGAATTACGTGATGATTCAACAGAAGAAGAACAACAAGCTGTTGAAGAAGAAGTCGCAAAATTAGAAGAAGAAAAACAAGAATACGAAGATGAAAAGAAAGAGCTGGAAGAGGCAATCGCTGATATCGAAAAAGAAATTGAAGAAGCAGAGTCTCAGCAGCCAACAGATGACCCTAAGCAAGAAGAAAATAGAGGAGGACAACAGAAAATGACTGTAAGAAATAAATTCTTCAATATGCCAATCGAAGAACGTGATCGTTTCTTCAAAGATGAGAATGTAGAAAAATTCTTATCCAACGTAAGAACATGTATTAAAGAGCATCGTGCAATTGAAAATGTTGGACTAACAATTCCACAAGTTATGTTACCTTTGATTCGTCAAACAGTAGAAGAGAATTCTAAATTGATTTCAAAAGTTAATTTACAGAGTGTAAGTGGAACATCTCGTCAAAATATCATGGGAGACATCCCAGAAGGTATTTGGACTGAAATGTGCGGATCATTGAATGAAATGGATTTAAAATTCAACAACATTGAGATGGACGGATACGCAGTAGCCGGATTCTTCGCAGTATGCAATGCAGTATTGGAAGACAGCGATGAAGATTTAGCTACAGAAATCATTAATGCGATTGGTAAAGCAATCGGTAAAGCATTGGATAAAGGTGTCTTATTTGGACACGGAGTTAAAATGCCATTAGGTATTGTTACTCGATTAGCGCAAGAAGTACGTCCAAACGATTATCCTTCAACGGCTAGAGCATGGAAGGATTTGCATGTTACAAATATTTTAAAGGGCAGTGCTAACCTTACCGGAAAAGAATTGTTTAAAGATATTATCAAAAAATCAACATGTGTAATCAATGATTATTCTTCTGCAGGATTAACATGGGTAATGAACGAAAAGACGCATAAATTATTGATGGCAGAATCATTGGATGCAGATATGAATGGTGCTATTGTTGCGGGAATGCAGAATACAATGCCTATTGTTGGTGGTGAAATTGTTGAGCTTAACTTTATTGCTGACAATAATATCATCTTCGGACACTTTGATTTATACACATTAGGTGAACGTGCCGGAGCTAAGATTGATCAGTCAGAACACGTTAAATTCTTAGATAATCAGACAGTATTCCGTGGTGTAGCTCGCTACGACGGAAAACCTGCAATTGATGAGGGATTCGGTGTAATGACAATCGATGGTAAAGCACCAGTAACATCAGCAACATTCCGTGCAGATGATGCGAATGATGCAACTTTAACATCATTGACTCTTGGTTCAGAAACATTAGCCTTTAATTCTAACACTTACGAATATGAAGTAAGCGCAACTGCATCAAATGCCGTTGTAAATGCAGTTCCTGCTCAAGAAGGAGCATCAGTGACTATTATGTACGGCGGAAAGAAATACAATAATGGCCAGGAATTAACATTAGAAGGTTCTAAGAACTTAGTTGTTACTGTTAAGAACGGTATGTCAAAACTTATTTATACTGTAAAAGTTACAAAAGGGTAATAAATAATGGATTTTGGAGAAGATACTGAACTAACTGTCCTAAAGCAGAATCTCCAAATGCCTCAAACAAATGCCAACGATGAATATTTAAAAGTGTTGCTTAAACAAGCTACTTCACTTATGACAAGAGAAGGAATCGTCGATGATGATTCCTTTGATTATTATATGGCGAAGATTGACTACGCAGCATTCTTATTCAGAAAAAGAGCTGATAAAGATAGCCCACTAGCAATGCCTAGATCTCTTAGATATGAATTGAACAATATCCTGTGGTCACAAAAAGGAAAATAATGACATTTGATGATGGAATTCTGAAGATTTATGAGCGTGTATTAGTGCAGGATAAAGGCTTTATGCCTGTATCTAAGTTACGCCTTAAATCTTCTTATTATTTTTCTTATGAAGTAATTGGTGTTACAAAGTTTTATGAAGCTAAAAAAGCACAGGATAGACTGGATGAATCTGTATCTATTTACAGAGACCGTTCGATTACATATAACGATGTTGTTGTTTTGGAAGATGGTACACAGTATCAGATTTCATTGATCCAACATACATTTGATGATAATGGTATACAAATCACTAAGCTTACATTGATGCATTTAAATGAAAAGTTTGAATTCGAAGCTTAAAGAATTTGCAGAATTACTGCAGTATACAAGCACTAATGAAATTTACCATTATGATGCAACAGGAGATAAAGGCGATAGATATATAGTTTGGCAAGAAGAAGGAGAATCTGATTCTTTGTTTTTGGACAATCAGCATGATGAAATCATGTTAAAAGGTTCGTTGGATATTTATACGAAAGTTGAGTTCGATGATTTAGTGGATGACGTTATTGATTTGTTTAACGCCAACGGAGTTCCATTCAATATAATTAATATTGAATACGAAACAAATTCGAGTTACATTCATTATTCATTCGACTGGGAGTATTGATGGCCAAAATTGAATTTAATGATTTTGATGAATATCTTGATAAACTGCAGAAGCTTGAAAAAGATGATGTAGTTCCAATTATGAAGATGTCATTGTATGAAGGTGCTGGAGTGGTTGTAGATGGTATTCGTAGTGAAATACAATCGTTACATACATCCAATCACGCAAGTCAAGGTCCTATGGATTACGAGAAAAAGGCTCTTGAGAAAGGTCTTGGTATTTCAGATATGGAGAGTAAGGGCGATGATATCAATGTCAAAGTTGGTTTTGCCGGATATTCAAGTCATAAAACTAAAAAGTATCCAAAGGGAGTTCCGGTCCCATTGATTGCTAGATCAATCTTGAGAGGAACGTCTTTTCGTCCTAAAAATGATTTTGTAGGTCGTGCAGTCCGGAAAAATAGAAAAAAGAGTATTGAAACAATGGACAGTAAAATGAATGAATTATTCAAAAAGGAGATGAACAAATAATGGCAAAAAAAGGTTTATCAAAATTAATTATTGCGAAATATAGTCATTCAGACGGTACTACGACTTATTCAGAAGGAAATATTCCTGAAAAGATGAGTGAGTATAGTCTTGATATTACGACTACAGACAATAATAATTTATATTTAGACAATGAAATTGCAGAAACGGAAGGTGGAGAATTCAAAGAAGGAACTTTGACTATTACCACTGGTGAATTGATGCCTGCTACATCTAAACTTTTATTGAGTATTAAAGAAAATAAAATTACAGTTGGTGGGGAATCCGTGACTGAATATGTATTTGATGATAATACGAAGTCAATTGAAGTTGGATGTGGGCTTATTGAACTGCATCAAAATAACAATGAAGAATTCTACCGTGCAATTTGGTTTAATCGTGTTAAATTTAATATTCCAGGTGGTTCTGCGAAGACCAAAGAAGATACAGTCGATTGGCAGTTACCTGAAATCACAGGATCCGTAATGCGTGATGCAGCAGGTGATCATGCATGGCAATGCTACGCAGATTTACCAGATGAAGCAAAAGCAGTTGCGTACTTGAAGCAAAAGGCAAACATTGTTGCATAAGGTGCCTTATGGACATGAATATTCAATTTATAGACATTGGAGAATATAGATATCCAATGTCTTTTTCTTTAGCTTGTGTTTCTCAAATGGGAAACTTTGCGCAAGCTGCTAAAAAGATTGAAGAAGGTCAGGATGTAGCGGAAGCTGCAAACATGATGATCAGCATGCTTTATCTAATGATTGATTCAGGATGTGCATTTATGAATATCATGCGACAAAAGTATGATAGAGCACCAATTGGCGAAGATGGATTATTGGAGCCGATTCCAAAAAATACAATTGGATACTTGATTCCTTCTGATCCAGAAGAATTGAAGGCAATTGTTGCAAAAATCAAGAAATGTATTTCCAAATCAAAAGAAAGAAAAATCCAGGCTAAGCCTTTAAAATCTTCAAAAAAAAAGAAGAAAAAAAGCTTCAAGGTGATTCAAGCAAATACTTAATGGTAAAAGCCTATAAGATTGGTATTCCATCCAATGAGTTTCTAGTGATGCCGTTAGGCTATTTAGCTGATCTAACGGATGCTTCGGTCATTCTAGATGGATATGCCGACGAATATATAGAGCCAGAATATATTAATGTAGATTTGAGGTGATGATATGGCTGGATATGATATTGGTCCAAAGATTTCGATTAAAGGTGAATCTGAATTTAATCAATCCATTTCTAAAATTAATCAGAATTTAAAAGAGTATGGGTCTGAATTAAAAGCTGTATCAAGTGAATTTGATGCTCAAGCGGATAGTATGGAGTCATTGACTGCAAAGAATAAAGTTTTGAAGAAACAATATGATGAGCAGTCAGATAAAATGAAACTCTTATCGGATCAGATAAAAAAACAAACGGATTATCTTGAGGCACAAGCCAAAGAAATCCAACAATTGACGAATGAATATGGTGAGAATTCAAGCCAGGTTCAGAAATTGGAAAAGGCTTACGCGAATACGGAATCAACGATTTCTAAATTGAAGACTGCATTTAATGAGACAACTGCTTATGCCAATAAATTATCGTCTGAAATTTCAGACAATGATTCTAAATTGGATGATTTGGCAAAAAGTGCTAGTGATGCATCGACTCAAGTCGAAAAAGTAGGAGATAGTTCAGAACAAACTGGTGAAAAGTTAAAAAAGACTAAGACAGATGTTCAACAACTTAAAGATAGCTTTAACATGCAAGAGGCTGCTCAGCAAGTATCTGATTTTGCATCTGGAATGGTTGAAAATATCAAAGGAGCAGTAGAAGAATCTAAAGAGTATTTAAAAATCATGGGTTCTTTAGAAGTTTCTTCTTCTCATTTAAATTACACTACGGGTGAGACTAAGCAAACCTATAAGCAGCTTATTGGAGTGTTAGGTGATACTCAATCTGCAGCTACAACTACAGCTAACTTGCAGGCAATTGGTTTGGAACAAAGTCAGTTAACGCAAATCACAAAAGGTGCAATTGGCGCCTGGGCCCGGTATGGAGATTCGATTCCAATTGATGGTTTGGCTGAGTCAATCAACGAGACAATCAAGACAGGTACAGTTACCGGTAATTTTGCGGATATGTTGAATTGGGCTGGAACATCCGAAGATGAATTCAATGAAAAATTAGAACAATGTTCAGATAATTCAGAACGTGCACAGTTAGTGTTGGATGAAATGGCCAATCAAGGTTTAATGAAATCAGCAGATGCATGGAATGAAAATAACAAGGCGTTAGTTGAATCAAACAAGGCTCAAGATGATTACAATGAGGCAATGGCCGATTTTTCTAAAGCGGTAATGCCAGTATTTACTGAATTCACGAAAGCATTAACTACAATTATTCAAATATTTAGTGAACTTCCTGAACCAGCTCAACAAATGATTGCGGTCCTTATTGGGATTATTGCGGTTTTGACTACGATTGCTCCTTTGATACTGGCGGTTGGCACAGCATGTGGATGGTCGGCAGGTGGAGTTGGAGCTTTGGTTACCGCTGCAGCTCCGGTGATTGCGATAATTGTAGCGATCATTGCAGCTATCATGGCAATTATATATGTCATTCAGAACTGGGATGAGGTCCTTAACTTCTTGACAGAAACATGGGAGTCCGTTTGTAATAAGGTTTCTGAGTTATGGGAAGGATTTAAAAAGTCATGGACGGATGGTTTTAATAATGTAAAACAGAAAATCAATGATTTCTTCCAAAATCTTGGAGAGAACTTTGCGAATGGTTTAAACAACTTCCAAAATTGGATTAGTAATATGTTGTCTGCAATTGTCAATTGGGCAAAGGATTTTGCTTCAAAAGGCAAGAATGCAGCTGTTAATTTGGTTAAAAATATTGCGAATGAGATAAAATCATTACCTGGTCAATTTCTACAATGGGGAATGGACATGATGTCAAACTTTGCGAGTGGTATCTGGAAAGGATTCACTGGATGGGTCAAAGGAAAGATTAGTGGAGTCACAAATTTCATTAAGAAAAATCTACATTTCTCTGTTCCAGATGAAGGCCCTTTGGCTGATGCGGATGAGTGGATGCCTGACTTCATGGATTTATTAGCTACAGGAATTGACAGAAATAAGAGCCGAGTAGAAAGCCAAATCAAAGATTTACAGGATATCATGGATATTGGGATGGATCCTTCGTTTACTGATAATACGAATTATCGGTATGATCCAACATTTGTTGTGTATAACACTACAACTTTGGATGGTCGTAATATTGCTTCATCTATGGAAAGAGTTATTGGATCTAGAAGTGTATCTAATGCTTATATGAGAGGTGAGGCATAGAATGAGTTCATTTGATATTTATTTAGATAATGTATCTTGCGTTCGGGAAAAACTATATCCGGTCAGACGGCCTGATATAGTAACTCCTAAGCGTAACTACAAAGAATATGATATTCCTGGAAGAGATGGTAAGTATTTCGAAGATTTAGGCACTTATGACGATATTACATTTAATATCAATTTTAATTTCAAAGAAAAAAGAGAATACCTGAATAAAACTTTTAGAGATTATAAAAGAATGATTCGTAAATCTAAGACTCTTATGATGATGGATGATTCAGAAATTTTTTATAAAATTAAAAAAGTTGAATTTGGTGATATCTCAAGAGAAAGCACAAAAGAAATTAATGTTTTTGTGGCCACATTCACTTGTGATCCATACGGATATTTATTTATTGGCCAAGATAGATATAGTTGTGAAATGGTGCAGACAAATCCTTATGCGGTTTCTCATCCTATTTATATCATTAGTGGTGAAGGTCAATGTGTTCTGTCTGTAAATGGTAATAAGATGACAGTTAATACATCAGGAACAATTTATATTGATACGGATAGATGCGTAGCCTATCAAGAAAATGGCGATTTACAGAATGTCAAGGTCAGTGGGGATTTTGAATCTTTATATTTAGTTGAAGGTTCAAATTCAATTACAGTTAGTGGCAATTTTAAGTGTGAAGTGATTCCAAACTGGAGGTGTGAACTATGATCCAATTGTATAAGCCTTTTAATAAGAACTATAAAAAGAACGGTGATTACGTTCTTCGCCCATCCAGCTGTACAATGCACGTTGTTTTGAATGGGGAATGGTATGTTAAGTTAGTACATCCTATTGATGATATTTCAGAAAATATCGTTGATGGAGCTGTTTTAAAAGTTCCAACATTATTTAATAAAGACCAATTGTTTATTATTCGTCATGTAGACAAAGCGGATTATGATGTTCAAGTAACAGCGTATCCGCTTTTTTATATGGTCAAGACAACACCGCCTTTGTGGGATACTCGATGCGTGAATATGAATGGCCAGGATGCGTTAAATACGATTTTAAGCGGAACGTCTTTTAAAGGAATTTCGGATATCACAGATATTTCTACGTGTTATTTTAATAAAATGAATCGTCTACAGGCTATTAATGGAAATGCAGACAATACATTTATGAATAGATGGGGCGGAGAAATTGTCTATGATGATTACACAATCAAGATCAACAAAAGAATTGGTTCAGATAAAGGTGCTAGGTGTGAGTTTGGATACAATTTGAAAAGCGTTCAGGAAGTCGTAAACACAGAAAATTTAATCACCAGGATATATCCACAAGCCTACAATGGATATGTATTGCCAAATGAGGAGTGTGTTGATTCTCCTTATATCAATAATTATCCAGATGTATATTGGAGCTTTATCCAGTTTGATGACGTAAAGCTAAAAGAAGATGCACAGGAAGATGATGCATCGAATGGAATCACAGTCTGCGACACATTGGAAGATTTATATAAAGTGTTGAGAAAAAGAGCATCTGATTATTTCACAGAAAATAATTGTGATGTTCCTAATATCACGTATAAGGTTGATATTGTAGATTTGGCAAGACTGGATGCTTACAAAGATATTAAGAATCTTGTTTCAATTGGCTTTGGTGATACAGTTCATATTAAGCATAGAAAGTTGAATATCGAAACGAAGGCAAGATTAATCGAATGTGATTACGATTGTATTTTAAAGAAATATGACAGTATGACTTTAGGAGATTATGAGACTAAGTATTTTGAAAATGCGGATAGTGTTATCCAGGCAGCACAAAAGGTGATTGATAAGAAAACATCTAGTTTGATTGCGGAAAAGATAAAAGGAATCATTGATGCGACTCAAGCTTCACTTTATGCTCAAAGAAACATTGCGAAGAAGATGGATTACAGAGCCATGAAGATGGAAGATTTAGATCCAGATAGTCCAACGTATGGAGCGACATGCTATGGAACTAGCGGATTAGAGTTCTCTGATACGAGAACCGAAGATGGAACGGATTGGAAATGGGGTAATGCATTTGGTCCAAAAGGTTTGATTGCGAATGCGATTATTACAGGCATTCTTTCAGATAAGAGTGGCAGCTTTTATTTGAATATGGATACCGGTGAGCTTGTAATGAATGATGGGACGTTCAAAGGAGTACTGAACACTGTTCAAGATATTAATGTTGGTGCGGAAATCAATATGCAGCCACGAACCGAAGGAACTGTTCAAGGATCTGTTTGGTCTGATATTAAGTGCATTGATTCAGATGGTACTCGATTGCCCGAAAGAATAGCATTTCGTTCTTTTAAACATGATGGCGAGTATCTATCGCATAGTGTGGCACTGATAAGTGGCGACACCAGTGTTTCGGTTAGTGATGATGGCACAATTTTACTTTCAAGCGGTGAAAATAGTTTTTCTGTGACCAAAAACTATGTTAGAATGCAGACCAAAAACTCAACTGTATCTATTTCAGACAGTGCTAGCATCATAACTTTGGACGGTAAAAAAGGGCTCACTGGTACTTATACTGTGACAAAATCAATTACAGTTGAAGCGGGAATAGTAGTAGGGGTTGAGTAATATGGCTCAACCTTTTTATGTGTTCGTCAATACATACAATGGAACATCGCATGATATAGATGGTGCTTACGGCGCACAATGTTGGGATGGATACGCATTCTACATGAAGTGGCTAGGCTATCCGTATGCACACTGTACTGCATCGGGCGGAGCTAAAGATATTTGGACTCAACGCGCATCAAATGGAATGTTGAATTCATGTAATGTCGTGAGTTCTCCTCAAAACGGCGATATTGCCGTGTGGGGTTCAAACATGGGTGGCGGAAATGGGCACGTAGCCATGTACTACAATGGTCAGTACTTCGGCCAAAACCAAGGTAGAAGTGGTGGTGCGAATGGCGGACCATTTAATTTATTAGCGATTGGAACTGCGCCATTGGGCTACTTTAGGCCTAAGTGTTATATGAATGGTCCAGACGGAGAAAAAAAGCTACAGCTAACATTGATTAATGGAATTGTAATAGATGCAAAATACGTATAGGAAGGAGTTGATTCGATGGAATTATTAAGAAGCGGTTTACAGCTTGTAGCCATTAAAGGGCTAGAAACATGTGAAGGGTCTGTTAATGTTCCTGTTATATTGAAAAGTGATGGGAGTAAATATGATGACTATACATCACAGATTCATATTCGATATTTTAATCAAGGGAAACTACATGAAGAAGTATTGCCATCTGACGAAGATGGCTTTTATATTCCTGGAAAGCCGTTTGAGGAAAATGGGCTGATTGAACTAGCAGTACATTTGATTCGTGGTCATAAGCAGCTAGTGACAAATGAATTAGCTTTTATCGTAAAGAGAGCGCCAAACGGAACAACTGAAGTGGATCCAAGTGAATACGGTTGGCAACAATTGGTTGATGCTTATATCGAGCAGAAATATGATACCATTATGCATAGATTGGATTCATTGACAACCACTAATGGAAATCAGACAAATCTGAACGAGTTAATTGATATTCGTGCAGGTGGTAATGGTGTTATATATAGTAATGCTGGAAATGCAGTGCGTGGACAATATCTAGCGCTATTAAAAAAAGCGAATGAATTAACTTCACGCATTGATGCAATTATATCTTCAACGGAAAGCTCATTGAATGCCAATGCGGAGATAGTTGATGCAAGAATTGATTTCGAAGGAAACGTAAAGAAAACATTAGGAGCTTCAATCCGTGAAGCTGATCAGAAGATAATGGAAATGATTCTGACTAATCATTTTAAAACTGAATTGTTATCAGATTCAGAAAATGGTCTGATCGACGAGAACAAAAATGCAGTCTTAGCGGATTGGGCATATGAAGTTGACTCCGGAAATGTGGGTGAGGAATGGACGTACAAGGTGAAAGAATGAGACAAGGAACAACGCCAACGCTTCAAATCACGGTCAATAATATTGATTTAGCAGATATGGAACATATCTATGTGGTATTTGAGCAAAATGGATATTTATTGAAAAAAAGCATGCCAGATTTAAAAATTGAAAACAATGTTATTTCAGTTCTTTTAACACAGGAAGAAACGCTAAGCTTTAAAAGCGGAAATTGCAATATCCAACTAAGAATGATTACATATGACGGCATAGCGATGGCTTCGCCGATAAAAACAGTTAATGTGTATAGTGTATTAAATAAGGAAGTGATTACATGATTCTGGTAAACAGTATAGAAATCGATGTTAAAGACGAATCAGATCACATTCAGTTCGGTTTAAATGAACAATACGTTGGAACAACAGATTATGAAAAGCTCAGAAACAAGCCAAAATTAAATGGTAATGAAATTATTGGAGAGGTTGAAGAAATAGACCCAACAGTTCCAGCGTGGGCGAAAGCAGAAACAAGACCGGTATATACACCGGAGGATATTGGAGCTATGGCAGAAGGTTCTGTAGCTTCGGTGTCAACAAATGAATTAGATGAAATATGGAATAGTTTATAAGGAGGAAAAAAGAATGGCTATTGAATATTTAGATAAGAGTGGATTAACTCTATTAATCAGTAAAATTAAAACTGCATTAGGCGGAAAAGTTGATGTGGTAAGTGGTAAAGGCTTATCGACAAATGACTATACGAACGCAGAAAAAAGTAAATTAAGTGGTATCGCAAGTGGTGCTCAAGCGAATGTGATTGAGTCAGTTAAAGTCAACGGCACAAAAGTTGAACCAAGCTCAAAAGCCGTAGATATTTCAGTGCCTACAAAGGTATCGCAATTAACAAATGACAGTGATTTTCAAAATGCTGCACAGGTTAATTCAACGATTACAGGAAAAGGATATCAAACGCAATCACAAGTACAATCGTTGATTAATTCGGCAGTAGGAAACATCGCATCTATTAAGTACGAAAAGGTAAATTCATTACCTGCTGTAGGCTCAAATGGCGTTATCTATTTAATTGCACATTCACATGGAGCTCAAGATATTTATGATGAGTATATTTGGCTTGCAGAATCCAAAACGTTTGAAAAGATTGGTAATACAGATATTGATTTATCAGGATATGTTAAGAGTTCAGAATTAACTGCAATCAGTACATCAGATTTAAGCGCAATGTGGGGCTAGTATATGGCTTTCCTATTCAAAGACAAAGCTTCTATTCAGTGGCTTGTCGATAGAATAAAGTCTGTAACCACATCACATAACGCATTGAATCAAATGGTGATGAGCAATCACTTTACCACAAATTTGAACGCAACAAGCGCTCAAGAGTTGGTTGATGAAAAAGGAAATACAATCCTAGCCGATTGGTCTTACGAGGTTGCAAGTGGAGAAGTCGGCAAGGATTGGAAATATAAAATCAAGGAGGAATAACATGGAAGGAAAACAAGTCACGGAATTAGACGCATTACCTAGTTTCACTGATAATAGCTTATTGCCTGTACACAATGGCGCAGGATTAAAAAAAGGTACATTAACACAATTAGCAAGCTATTTAGGAAATAAATTCAGTAATCCGAATTTATTGATTAATCCGGATTTCAGAATCAATCAAAGAGGAAATAGCACATATACTACAAGTAGTGAAAGTAGTATTTACACAGTAGATAGATGGATGCTTGTGAGAGGAAAAGCAACTGTAAATTCAGATGGTACCGTAACTGTAACGGCTACAAGTGGGACAACGAACAAAGAAGGGTACTTTCAACAGAAATTAGAGAACGCAATTAGTGGTGCTTATACAGTATCAATGGAAGTAGTAAGAATTTCCGGAACTGTAAGAATCGCAATTGATGGAGCATGGAAAACTGTAACAAGTGGAAAAAATGTTTTTCAAGGAGTTAATTCAAGTAATAACTTTAATTCGGTAGGTTTACAATTAGCAGTTGGAGCAAGTATAACGCTTAAATATATGAAACTAGAACAAGGCTCAGTTGCAACCCTATTTATTGCTCCGAATCCAGCAGAGGAATTAGAGAAATGTCTAAGATTCAGTAGATACATACCAACTATTCATTGTGTTCCTTTAAGAAGATATATAGGCGATATAAGCAATGCAAGAGCTTATTACTTACCACTAGGGTGTATATTTGAAACTAAATTAAGAGTAAAAGGAACGATTACATTAAAAGGTGGAATTTTTGATAGTGTAGGCACAAATCTAGGAAGTGTGAAAGAAATCGATTATAGCACAGACGAGATAAGGACAATTTCCATGCCACAAGAGATTACAAATTGGACAATCGTTGCGAAACGGGTATTTATTGACGCAGAGATTTATTAGGAGGAAGCTATGAACAACGAATATAAAGTATACGTATCTTTACAAGATGGATACATCACATCTATTAACTCAGATATTTTCTTATCAGAAGAAGAAATGTCAACTATGAAAGAAATTGACCGAGGACAAGGCGATAAATACGCACACGCACAAAGTCAATATCTAGAAAAAGGATTAGTTGATGAGCAAGGTCGATACAATTATAAATTTTTAGAAGGTAAAGTGGTTGAAGTCGCGGAAGAAGAAAAGCCAACAATCAAAGAACCAGAGCAACAAGCAACCGCACAGGATAAGATTGAGGCACAAGTCATGTACACGGCCATGATGACAGATACACTTCTAGAAGAAAGCGAGGCTTAGTCAATGTTTGAAAAAATTAAAAGATTTTATGATCTGAAATTATACACTGATAAACAGGTAAGAAAATTCTGCGAAAAAGGAATCATTACTGCTGATCAGTATAAAAAAATCACTGGTGAAAATTATTAAAAAGGCTAGAATATCTAGCTTTTTTTATATATGACATAGGAGAAAACAAATGAAAGTTTTTACAAGTTACTACAACAATGTATGTGGTGCAATTATTGCATTACTAACACTTATTTTCGGCGAGCATTGGTTCTTATTTGCAGTTTTTTTGTTATTGAATGTTATTGATTGGATTACAGGTTGGATGAAGTCAAATATTAATCATAAAACCAATAGCAGCAAAGGATGGACCGGAGTTCTGAAAAAGCTAGGATACTGGTTGATGATTGTATTCGCTTTTGCAATTTCGGCTTGGTTTATCGAAATCGGCAAAACGATCGGAGTTGATCTAACGCTAACAACTCTATTAGGATGGTTCGTCTTAGCTTCCTTGACCGTTAATGAAGCAAGATCAATTATTGAGAACTTTGTTGAAGCAGGATATGACGTTCCAAAACTTCTAATCAAAGGATTAGAAGTAGCTGACAAGAAAATCAATCAGGAAGAGATTTAATTATGAATTACTTCACAAAAGATGACTTTAAAAAAGAATGGTTAGGCAAATCATCCGGTCTAGGCGGATACTACAATCAGTGTGTAACTCTATTCAAAGAGTTTTTAAAGAAAGCTGGATATCCAAACCCTGGAAGAGCAATTGGAGGCTCTGGAGGGGCACGCGAAATTTGGTATCGAAGAGATTTACTTGGATATGTTGATTATTTTAATTTCGAACAAATTGGCCACCCTGGAGATTGGTTTATTTGGGATTCAGTTTATGGTTGGTACAAAGGAGAATATTATGGCCATGTAGCGATGTTGATTAAAGACAATGGTAACGGAACAGGACAGTTTCTAGGAATGAATCAAGGAACTAACTTGTCTCCTGCAAATATTCAAACATTGACTTACAATGGATCATGTGGGGTGTTGCATTACAAAGGCTATAGTAATCCTACAAGTGGTTCAGGAATTACAGTGTTTAATGCAGCCAATTTAGTTGCAGAACACGCTATTGCTACTTTAACTGTTGATTCAGTTGCAATTCGTGAAGGTAGTCCAACAGGAAATGTATTGAAACGAGTAAATAAAGGATATCAGTTTGAATACTACTACAAAGTCGTAGCTAATGGCCATAGATGGGTGGTTAATAAAGACAAGACTCAATTCATGGCAATCTCAGGAAGCGAAGTTCAAGGAAAAGACACGTGGGCCACTTTCAGTTCAACAGAAGATGATGCTAATCCAAGTGATACAATTGAACTTGTACAAGAAGATGGTGTAGCTACGTTCACTGTAGATGGCATTAGAGCGCGTTACGACTCGCCAACTGGCAATGTATGCAAAATATACAACAGCGGAGATAAAATCAGATATTATTGGAAGTACGTTGGCAATGGCCATCGTTATGTAGTTTATAAAGATAGTGATAGAAAGGTATTTGTGGCAGTGTCCGCAACCGAAGATAAGAGTAAGATGTGGGCTACATTCACTGTACCAGAAGAAGAAAAGAAGGAAGAAACGAAACCTTCTACACCAGAGTCATCCAACCCGTCTAAAACAGATTACATTAAAAATGTAAAAGGATACGGAATCGACTTATCAGAACATAACAGTTCGGACATAGATTTGTCACAGTATGACTTTGTGATTTTGCGCTCAAATTGGTGGACAACTGAAGACAAGAAATTTGAGTATTTTGCAAATAAATGTGAAGAATTGAAAATTCCTTATGGTGTATATTGTTACGATTATTGTGGTGATGAAGCAACCGCACTTGAGCAAGCCAAGTATACACATAAATTAATTAAAAGCAGAAATATCCAACTTGGTGTTTGGATGGATATGGAAGACTCCAGCACAAAGCCTGGAGAACCAGGATGGAAGGAACAAAACGGATTGCTGACAAAAGAACATTGTTCGATGGTCTGCAAAGTATTCTGTGATTATTTCAAATCACAAGGTTATTACACTGGTGTTTATACATCTAGATCATGGATCGGACAATATGTAGATACAGACTATCCTTTGTGGATTGCAGCATGGAATCAGGATGATGGTAATGTCAATTCAGACAATTCGGATATTGCAGTTATACATCAATACACTTCGAATCCATTTGACAAAGATGTAATCTATCATGATATTGACTTCTACAAGTCTGATCCAAAGAGTGACGAGCCTAAAAAAGACGATCCTAAAAAGGATGAAAATGGTTCAAATACCGGAAAAGATGACTCAAAAAACGATAAAAACGATGAAAATAGTTCAGATTCTGTCAAAAATGACACAATTAATGTATCTGGAATCAACAAATTGATTGAATTGTTGTTGAAAATCGTCGAAAAGATTTTTAAATTATTCAAATAACGCAAAAAAGGGCCGATTTTATTGTGGCCCTTCTTTTTTTATGCATTAATCTAAATCAATTCCGTAGTAATTTCCGAATGAGCAGTTCTGATAAACTCCATCATCTTCATCCCAATCTTCGCAGAAATATTCGCCATACATTTTTACATGTTTTCCATATCCAACTTCGATGGCAATATATCCGTTGATTTTATGATTGTCGTCAGAACCGAATTCATCATGAATTGCTTTATCATTACTTGCACATTCGTATGATCCATTAACTTCAGTATAAATTTCGCACGATGTATTTAATTCGCAGATTCTGTCTTCAACGTCTGAAGGTCTTCCAAAATATCCTTTGAATTTTCCAAAATCATCATAATCTTTTAGTTCCTGGATGAATTGGTTAAAATAAGCTTCGTCTTGATTCATTTTATCGATACTAAACATATCAAGTCCATCCAATGCGTTTGCTTTCTCAATTGTTTGATTCATTGCGTCTCTAATAACATCCGCTTGAGATACTCCTAAAGCTTTGCAAGCTTGTTTAAATTCTTCGGCAAAATCATTTTTGAATCTAGCAGAAATAATTGTCATTTTTTCTTTGTTGTACTTGTCTTGTGGTCTCATGTTATTCTCCTTTGTGTTTTAGATACATTGCATAAATGAATTTTGCAATTCCAATTGCGATAAAAAATATTCCTAATTTTACTAGCATAATATACGATGAATAAGTTATAATGAGTTAGGGGAGAAGCTATATAAGCTTCTCGATAATCAATAAGATTAACCCAACTGCTAAGTCCAAGATTGATTGTATGATTAGAGACGTCCAATCGATTTTGGATTTTTTAAATTTCTTATTCATACCTTTCCTCCTTACATGTATATTATAGCATAAGGCTAGCATATATGCAAGCATAAACAATGCTTTTCTTATGACTTTTTGGATTAAATACCGATGGACTTAACTTTGGGAAACTTTTCAAAAATTAAGATATCGTTTATATCTTGATTACATCTTAAAAGGAATGAATTCCATTAAATATTATTTATTCTCATGAATTCTACACCTATATTTAAAGCACAAATTAATGTTATAAACGCATTATCTTTCTACGAAAAATTTACAAACTAAAATAATTCCCCTTTAAATAAAGGGGAATTCTGTTTTTGTATAGAGTTATGACTTATTTATGACTTAAAAATTTGAAATTGCATTCAAAACCTCATCTTCTTCCGTATCAATAAGATGGCCATAAATATCCATCGTAGTACGTATAGATGAGTGTCCTAGACGTTTCGATATCTTGTAAATATTTACACCCGCCTCGATTAAATTTGAAGCATGTGAGTGCCTTAACGCATGAATATTGAATTCAGGAACTCCAGCTTCTGCACACAATTTGTTTTTTCTTAGTCTTAATATCTCTGGGTCCATATGTCTATATCCACCAAATATAAACCACGTCTCTTCAAATTCATCAAAAGAAGAATAGTATTTCTTCAATTCATAAATAAACGATTTTGTCTTTTCATCAACTGCAATCTTACGAATTGAATTCTTGGTCTTAGGTGTCTGCCACTTACCACGAATATACTGTCTGCGAATATGGATGTATTTACCATCGAAATCCTCAAAGGTTAATGATAAACATTCAGATACACGCATGCCTGTCATATACATCGTCCAAATTGCGTATGCCGTATCTTTCCATGCTCCATCTCTACTTGTTACTGCATAATCGAAAAGTGTCTTAAAATCACTTTTAGGCACGATTTCAAGCCTTTTAGCCTCAGTGGCCACAGGTTTAATCAAAGGAGCCATCTTAAAAAATGGATCATTGACTATACCATAATGTTTTTTTGCGAATCTAAAGATGTTTCTAAGATTGGTTAATAAAGTCTTTTTGGTTGAATACTTATAAGATTTGATTTGTGGCAATTCGAAAAAATTGTCTATATCCATATAAGTAATCTTGGCCATCTTCTTATCGTTAAGCGGAGACAACATATTCAGATACACTCTTTTCGTATCCAGCGTAGATGGCTTCAATGTTCTAGATTTAAATTCATACCATTTTAAAGTAACTTCATAGAAGGATACGTCCTGGTCTCCAACAACCTTGATCTGCATGAATGCAGATTCAGCAGCTACTGCTTCTTTTTTAGTGTTAAACCATTTAGAGTTTCTTTGAACACGATCTCCATTAAAATCGGTGTAATAGCAGCGGAATCTCCACTGCTTCTTTTCATTGTGTAGGCGCTCATAAATAGGCATTTAAATTTCCTCCGTTCTATGCTAAAATGAGCACATAAAAAGTTTGATGTGGTAGTCATCTTTTTATGTGAGAGTATTGGTAGTACTCTTAATCGTCCTGGATGTTGGTAGCATCCAGGATATTTTTTTATAAAAGAAAAAGCTATCCGAAATCGAATAGCTTTCCCTTATCCGCGGTACCCACAAATGTGTTACCGAAATAAATACCTGCAGTGCCTGATACAATGTATCATCACTGAAATTCATCTTTATAATAACATGAATTTCTTTAAAATCAAGCGTTTTACAAGGCGATGTTGGTTATAGCTTTTACGATTTCAGTGTCAATTCTGTCCATTGTTTCTTTAGATAACTGTATTTTTCCAATTGGATCTAATGCATTAATCGATTTCTTAATTCTATATTTACTAATTGTTGTTATAGATAAAATCTTTGCATATGAATCTTTGGCTTTTCCGTTGTAGAAATTAGTTATATTTTGGAGCATATTCAAGGCTTTGTTGATAACATCTGCAATTTCATTAGTCGTATAATGAATTATACCATCAGAAGCAGCCTTCTTCGGTTTGATTATCATACAATAATGTTCAATCAAAGAATCGTGAAACGTGACCGATTGCCCTTCATGATATTTAAAAGTTCCGTTTTCATCCATTAATAAATCTTCTATTATTGCAGAAAAAGCTACAAGATCTTGCATACTTTTCAAAACGTCACTAAATACATTTTGAATTAGTTCATTCCCCAGATTGATATTAGATTTATTGGCTTTAGAGGTTAATGGCAGTACGGTTATTTCTCCAGAATTAGGAGAGTCTTTTTTATTTAGTACTACAGCGAAATGATTTCCGCTCAGTTCATTCCCTATAGATGTGCCAAAGTTTACCATAACAATGGTTCCACGTTTATATTTAATGAATCTGTTTTTTCTACTAGGATTATTTTCTCTTTTGAAAGCTGCTGCTTGGAAATGTTGCCAACTATCTAAATTATTGAATTTAGGATTTTTACAATCCTTAATGATATTTTTAAAAGTATCGTTACTAGCATCTAAAGATTTACATTTATTACTTATTTCTTGTTCAGTCATCTTATCCCTCCTTATATAATCGTACCTAAATTACTTATTATCCTTCTTAACTCTTTCGTATTCCATTTGTGTGACTGTATCCACTGTGTGCTGGCCTTTGTCGTCAAGTGATCTATAAATTTCTAGGTGTTTGCGTTCGTGATCAGTTAATGCAATATCAGATGAGTCATCACCATATATCATCACATCTGTAGTAACGCCGAATAGATCAGCTAGTTTTTGCACTATACCCATTGGAGGTGTAGATTTGTTAGCAATCCACATTGATACAGTACTTTCACCACGACCTACTTTTTCTCCTAACTCTTTCATTGTTAAACCATTCATTCGCATGTACTTCTCAACCATGCTAGCAAACTTGATTTCTCTATTCATTTTTTCACCTCTTTCTATTTAATTATAAAATATATTCAATAATATTCAAGAAAATCATAATAAAACATCAAAAATATTGAAGTGTATTATGGATGTGCAAGGAGGTGATATAGATGCAAGAAAGAATCAGCATTGAAGAAGCAATTAGGGAATCAGGTCTTAAAAAGAAATATGTAGCTAATGAATTAGGTGTTTCAGAGACATATATTAATGAATATTTGAAAAAGCCTGGCTCTATATCGGTTAAAAATGCATCAATCATTTGTAAATTAACAAATAAGAAATTAAATGAAATTGATTTTGGAGAAGATGTTGAGATCAATTGATATTTTTTTAAGTTTAAACTTCAAAAAAATTGAAGTTTAAATGTTTTTGATAAGAATACTACCAACGACTACCACAGTAATTAAATAAATAAGATTGGTGCAGTACTTGAGGATGGGAGGGAAGGAAGAAATTATATGAGAAAAGATGAATCATCAAAGATTCTATCCAATGAATGGAAAGAACTTATTGTTGAGGATGAAAAAACAAAAGAAAAACTAGTCATTATCAACAGTGACGGTGTTGAAATAACTAGTTCTCGTTTAAGCGTTAGATTGGTTCCGAAAGCAAGAATCAATCCAGATGAATTAAAGGTACTTGCTAAGCCTTTGCAAGAGTACTTAACAAGTCACTTTAACCCTATGTGTTCTGTAGTTGTAGATGTAGACAGAGTAACTGTTGTAAGCAAGGAATTGTCTACTCCAACAGATTAAAAAAGTATGCTCGTGGCATACAAAGGAGAATATATGCAGATTACAGTAATTCGAAAATCAGACAATTCAGTCATCACTCGTATCTTTGAGGATGAAGAAGGAATCAAAGAAATCACAGATGATGATTATGAGGTCTTAATTGAAAAAGACTCGAATAAACGAGTCCCTATTTATCTAGATTGTTGTTAGTGCTTTTATCTGGATTACTACGAATGAACTTAGTGCCATCAGAGTTCTTTACACCGTGATACCCATTTACTTCGCCTCTCACAGCTTTGTTGTAAGCTTGGGTATTCGTGTATACAACGCCGTTGATACTCACTCTGTTGTTTAGTCCAGTAGAAGTTTCTGAAACAACTTTAACTCTAGCTCTTGCCATTAGATACACCTCCTTTCAAAGGAAAATTGTATCACAGGTTAAATCAGAAAAAGTATGCTTGCAGCATACAAAGGAGAAAGTTAAATGGACCAAGAAAGAAGAATAAAAGACCTTGAAGATCGAGTTCGAAGTCTTGACAGAGCAATTTGCCTAAATGCAATCTCAGTAATTTTAATTGTTTTAGGCTGTTTCATCCAAATGTGTAAGATTAACGGAATCTACACTAAGATTAGCGAGCTTATTGGTGTCAACAATCAATTGATTGACTTCCTGCATGAAGTTATTAGGAACATTTGATTAAAGGAGAAATTTAAATGAATGAAAATGATGTAAAAGAACTAAGCGCAATATCCATTGCTGTAGAATTAACGAATATGGATCAGGTAAACGAGGAACTTGACAAAATGCTTATTAAATTGGAAAAAGCCAACTCATTGGCAGATGAATTGGCTTCAAAATTAAAGAATGAATTGTATATTGACTGCAGCAAGGTAGCTAATCTTGTTTCTGAGACCATTCGTGGTAAAGCTTCAATAACTCGATAGAACAGTTGACGGAAATAGCCAAAATGTTATTTGCCATACCGTCAGTTTTAGCAGATTCGACTTTTACTACAGAAGTATTAAAAATTTCAAGCATTTGTTCCTCAGTAAGCAAGTTCTGAAAGTCTTTAAAATCTTTATTCACGCTATACACCTCCTTTCAAAAGAAAATTGTATCACATAGAAATTCAGAAAAAGTATGCTTGCAGCATACAAAGGAGAAAAGAAAATGAATTATGTACTTGTATTTGTTTATTCAGCTTTTACCAGTTTGATCGTGTCGTTCTTTGTGTCAATGATCATAGGCAACACAGTCGGAATCCATTATCTGAACAAACATGATAAGGACTGGCAAAATATGCTGAATAGAATACTGGATGACCTAAAAAAGCATACACGTAGTTAAATGCAAAGGTAAGATACGATGATTAAGCTAAATGAATTAACAAAAAAAGAACAAGAAACTATCCTGAAAGACAAGAATCTTGCTCAATGTCCAAATTGCGGAAATATCGTTCAGAAAAGCGACAATTATTGCGGATCTTGTGGGAAAAGACTTTTCTTAACTGTGTCACTTAAAACATCAACAAATAACTGATATAGAGAGTTCTTTATAAAATTTTAGGTTTTATCTAAGAATCGTTTATATCTAGCGGTGGCAACTGGTGTTTGTGGTGTGTCAACGAGTAAGTCAGGAATTGCATTTTTGAGGATGTTAATGTTTTCTTTTGAAAGTTCCTCATCTAAAGAAAGAATTTCAACTGCTGAATTGATAATACTTTCTGTCCAAGGATAAGGATTACCGCAATTATAACAATACAAATCCTTGTGGTATTTTGCTCCAAGACAAACTACTCCAGGTATTTCGTACATTCCATGCAAAGGACTACCACAGTGTGTACATTCTGAGATAGTTGGTTTCCCACATTTGGAACAAAATGGTTGTACGTTTGAATAACTGGAACTCATGACATGGCCGTTAATGCAAATAGTAGCATTTTCATATCCCATGTTAATCACCTCCTTCCAGGATACATAGTATCATCGAATTTTAATAAGTGCACATAAATGCAGAAATACTCTGGTCAGTACTTGAGGTGTTGCTTCGAGAGCCTAAGAAAAGCTCTTATACATAAACCTGCTAGTTTGTTCGTTCAAGTCCAATCGAATCCTGGATCAGTGCTCTACAGACCTTATCACATGCAGTTGTTCAGGAGTAGATTGTTTCAAAAAAAACCCCCTTAAATTTTCTAGCAGAATACTGTTGATACAAAAAAGAAATATCTCTTTTCGCAAAAAACAGATATTAGACTTAGTGGTTTGATCAGATTGTTTCATCAGTTCATAAAATTGAACTACTTGTCCGAACGATAGATAATTCATAATTACCCATAGTGGAACATTAAAATGATGGTTCAAATAATGTTTGACAGAATTATCGTTTTTTTCTCTTTCCTTTTGTGCAATTGTTTTAGAAATACCTGAAATTAAATTAACAGTTTTTGTAATTTTTGAACAATCAAAATTATTTACATTCAAATAGGAATAATCTTCTGGATGTGATTCAGAAAAATAATAAGCAATCATTGACTTTAAGCACTTTTCTATATCAATAGTAGCTTTTAGAAAAATACTTTTTATCTCTTTATCAAAATAATAAACTGATAAAATTTCATTAAAAGATACATCATGTAAATAATTATCTGTACCGGGAATCATAAAAAATTTTGAATAATAATTTATTACGTTGTAATAATTGTTACAAAGTAAAGATAGTTTAGCAGATTCGTCATCATGTACAATCAACCCTCTACTTTTTAAAATACTTATTTGTTCGTCTAATGTTTTAAATGGTTTAGACATTTTTTAATTTCCTCCTAACAAAAAAAGCCCCTCAAAATGAGAGACTTTCTTGCGCGAGTAGGTTCACTTAGAATTCTCTACCGCTATCCTTGTCCTCATTCTACTAAATTATATTTCGTTTGTCAAACAATATGTCGTTTGTCAACTCCAATTGATGTTAGCATATAAATAGGACTAGTCAAAAAGAGAAAATTTACACCAGTGGTACAATAGAAAGAGGATGATTTACAGACGAAGGAAGGCAAAAAAATGTC